AGATGCCGGCCGCTCGCGATCTGGTAGATCGCGTTGACCTGGTCGTCGTCGATCGTGACGTTGATCCCTTCGTCGTCGAGCGACGTGCCCTTGTCGAAATCGAAATAGGCCCCGACATTCGAGCCGAGCATGGTCGAAGGGCGCGACCGCAAGCCGCCCATGTAGAGGCGGCCTTGGTAGATGCTGCCGCAGCGCGGCCAGCCGCGCGTGCTCGAGATCACGGCTTCCGCCCCGCTGCCGAAATCGAAGGTCGGCAGATTGGCGAGCGGGGCGGCACCCGTCGTCCAGCTCGAATGGCTGCCGCCGCGCAGGATGCGCCAGGGGGCGAGATCCTTGTGGAACAGCAGCAGCGTGTCGGCCGATTGCGTGCGGTTGGTTTCGCGCGCCTGGGGGCCCGTCCAAGGCTGGCTGCCGACGGTCGCGACCAGCGCGTCGTTCCGCCACACGCGGAACTGGCCGGCCGTGAGCGCGAACAGATAGGCCTGCTCGGTGTTGAACGCGAAGGGCAGAACGCGGCCGCCGGCAGCCCAATCGGCGAGCTCGGCGATCAGACGCGTCCCCGGCCGATCCTGGAAACCGCCGAGCGGCAGCACCACGACGTTGCGCATTTTCTCGGCGCCCGAATAGTATTTCGACACGTCGATGCGCGCTTTGAGCTTGGGCGAGATTTCGCCGGCCGTGAAACTCGTCTGCTGCAGTTTGAGCTTGGGCACGGCTTCAAGCCCTCGCGTCGATCAGCGAGAAATCGGCAATTTGGGCGGGCGGAGCACCCTGCGCGTCGGCCGTGGTGGCGAGCCGATACCAGCCGCCCTTGAGCCCTTCGCCGGATTGGCCCCAGGCCTGGCGGCCCCAGAATTCGGCCTTGGTCGTGCTTTCGGTGATCGGCATCGCGAGCTCGGCCGCGAGCGCGAACTGCAGCAGCTTGACGATGTAGGGCGGCAGGGCGCTTTCGGGCACCTGGCGCTGATAGTCGAGCCAAAGGTCGGAAACGTTGGCGAGCACGCCGCTTTCCTGGATGTCGTAGCTCGTGAGCGGCGACGCGCCGACAGCAGCGCTCGAGAAGGCACCCAGCACGCGCAGATAGTCGGGCGGCAGCTGGAAAGCATAAGACCATTGCGACAGCGGGCTTGCGGCAAGCCGCGCCAGGCGCGCCTTGGATTTGGTGCAGCCCCAGGGATAGACCGTGAGCACCGCGCGATACACGTCGGGATAGAGCCCGGCGGCGGTCTGGGCGGGCGTGCTTTCGCCGAAACTTGAGATCGGCGCCTCGCCGAGCAGCAGCAATGCCTTGGACGCGATCGAAACGTCGGTGACGGCCATCGCGCAAAATCCCCTTTAGAGGATCAAAGCAGGGCGGAATGCGACGACAAGCGTGCGCGTCGCGGTCTGGTCGGCGGGCGACTGCAGGCGCAGATAGCGCACGCCGGCGAAATCGACCGGGTTGAACGCAACCCAGCGCGCCGCACCCAGCAGCGGCAGCGTGACGCGCACGAGCTGCGGCGTGCCGTCGGCGGCCGCACGCCACAAAGGGCTGTATGCGCCGGCAGCGGTTTGGCTGGCCAAAAACACGAGATCGCCCGCAACCCAGCCGTTGGGCACCAGCACCGCGCACGGCCGGTAGCCCATGCCCTTGCCGGTTTCGGCCGGCAACCCGGTGCCGAGCGCCAGCGTTTCGAGATCGATTGTGGCCGATTGCGCATCCACGCCGGCGGCGATCGTGACACCGGTAACGAAGCTTGGGCTGTACATGCGGGATCTCCGGTCGATGGGCGCGAAGAGCAACGGCCGGGCAAAAGACGCCCGGCCGTTGCTTCCGATCAGTCGGTGTTGGTGACGGCCAACGCGTTGGCGTCGGCCACGTCCACGTTCCAAACGCCGGTGGCGAGCTGGCTCTTGGTGCGCACGATGTGGTTGCCGGCCGACGTCGGCACGCCCGAACCGTCGATCGTGACGCGGGCGATGATGTCGCCGACTTCGACCAGGCCGCCGACTTCGGCGAAATAGTTGGCGGTATCGACCACGGCCGCAGCGTCGGCCGTGCGGTAGGCCCACATTTGCGGCACGCCCGGCACGGTTTCGGCCGAGCCCGAGCGGATCGGCGTGGATTGGCCCCCGATGGGGCCGAAATTGCGGCGAATGAACGGCATTGTTTTTTCCTCCAAAAAGCGAGGGAGCGCGCGAGCAACCGAAAAGATCGGCCGCCCCGCGCGTTGGCGAGGGCGGCCGATCCCGATCGCTTACGCTTCCTGGGTTGCGACTTCGATGATGCCTTCGGGGTCGATCACGACGCCGCCGGCGGCGAACAGGCCGTTGGCGAGCCACGAGGTTTTTTCCGGGATGTAGTTGACCTCGGTGCGTTCGTCGATGCCGATGCCGAGCCCGACCGCGGCCTGGTCGAACGCGTAGTTGGTGCGCACGTTCGACGCGAGCGGCAAGCCGCCCTCGGCGCGCGTTTCGATCATCAGATATTCGAAGCCGACGAACTGCTTGAGCTCGCCGCGCATCAGCGACTGCACGGCGTTGAAGTCACTCGACGTGGCCTGCGTGGTGCCGAGCAGATCTTCGAGGAAGCGCGGGCTGTGGGCGAAACGCCGCTGCGCCTGGGGCACGGCGCGCTCGTCCATGATGCGCTTGGCGCGCAGCAGCTTGGCCATGTTCGCACCGGTGGCCGCACCGCCGACGTTCACGTCCACGTTGGCCGAGCCGTTGGCCGTGTCGAGAATGTCGAGCAGAAGCTGGTCTTCGCGCCGGCCGATGGCGCCCGCGATATTCGCGGCCACGACCGGGCGTTCGTCGATGTTGGTCTTCTGCTGGTCGAACACGTCGGTGTATTCCGCCGCGTTCCAGTCGGAGATGGTGCCCTGCCCGTTGCCGTAGGTGGTGTTCATCGGGCGCACGTCCGTCTGCGGAACGCGCGGCGTTGCGGCACCGCGCGTCGAACGGCGCATGTTGAACGTGCCGCCGACGATTCCGGGCTTGTTGCGCACGTAGGGCCGCAGCGTGCGGCCCATCTGGTAGGCGGCTTTGATCTGGCTTTCGAATTCGATCGTTGCGATCGCGGTGAGCTGCTGGGACATATCGATCCTCGCAAAAACAGGAATTACCTGGTTTGCGGCCGATATGCCTTGCGAGCTCCGATCGAGGCGGTCCGGCAAAGCGGATTGGGCGCCTCGGCTCGACCCTCGCGCGGGTCGTACCACTTGCCTGCACCCGGCAGGCCCATCGGGGATGTCTTTCCATCCGGTCCGTCGGGTCCATCGCAGGCGCGCTCAAAAAAACTCGCCCGCGTCGATTTGCCGACACGGGCGAGTTGACACAACATCTAGCGTTTTGTCAAGAACCTTTCGACAACATCCCTTTATCTTCGTATTTTTTGAGCGCAGCACGGGCCTTGGCGAGCTTGCTGCGGCCGGCTTCCGTGCCCTCGCCGCCTTCCTTGTAGGCCTCGGTCATCAGCTTTCTGGCATCCTCGATCGACATCTCGATATTGAGCGAGGCGGGATCGACCGGCACCGGCGTTTCGCCGGCGAGCTCCATCAGCTTGCGCAGGCCCGTGACGCCCTCGGCGGTCGTGAGCGCGCGCAAGCCTTGGAACTCGTCTTTAGAGAGGATGCCCTTGGCCTCGAGGCCTTTGAGCCACGTGCCGACTTCGCGCACGGCCGCCTCGCCTTGCGGCCCGAGCTTGTCGAGCTCGGCCTTGAACGCCGCGCGCTGCTCGGCCGCCGCCGCTTCCTGGGCGGCGGCGATTTGCTCGGGCGTTTGGGCCGCACCCGCACCGGCTGCACCTGCCAGTTCCGCAATCTTGGCGACAACCGGCCCCATGAACTTGTTGAAGTCGGCATTGCTCAAACCCGCCGCATGGGCGGCCTGGCGTGCCGCACCCATCAAAGGATCGTCTTTCGGGATCTCGAATTTGAGATCCTTGGGCAGCTCGAGCGCGTAGGCCTCGGGTGTGGCCGGCGGCTTGTGCTCGCCGCGCCCGAACTTGCCGCGCAGATCGGCTTGGCTGCGTGCGAGCGCTTCAACGTCGATGCGCGACAGAAGCTTGATGTCCTCGGGCTTCAGATCGACCGGATCCTTGCGCACGAAGTTCGACGGCAGCCAGCCCGGCAAGCCGTCGGCACCGGCGGCGGCGGCTGCGGTTTCTTTGGCGTCGCCGCCGACATGTTCGAAGATGTTTCCCGGCGGCGGCGTGCCGGCACCGGCGGCACCGGCTCCGGCCGCCGCCGCATCGTCGGGCGCCCAAACGGCGCGTGTCGCTTTTTTCCACATGGCTTAGTTGCCCCCTTTCTGGCGCTTGGCGCGCGCGGGTTTTTCGGGCCCGGCTTTTTCGGGATTGTCCTCGAGCAGCCGATGGATGCGCGTGGCATCTTGCCCGCGCATTTCGGCGATCGTCTGGTGGACGCGGTTGATCTGGTAGGTGCGGTTCGGCAGCGGGATGCTTTCGACGACGCGCTCGAACGCGGTTGCGATGCGCCAGGCCTGCGCCTCGAGCTGCGCGGGTTGGGGCGTGTTCTGTTCGTCGGCCATGGTCTATTGCTCCTGTTGGGTTTGGGGTTTGGTGTGGCTGCCCGTGCGGCGCGCGGCTGCGCGGTTGACGGATTGCGCGATCTGCAGCACGACGCTTTTCTGCCCTTCGCGAAAATGCGCGTGCTCGAGCGTGTCGCCCATGCGCCAGGACGGCGGATCGACGATGCGTTTTTTCAGATGCTCGAGGCAGGCGCGACCGGCCTCGCTCAAAAACGCCTGGGCGATCAGATCGTCGATCTCTTCGGCAGCTTTCGAAATCATCGCCTTGGCCGCGTCGAGGCCGTTGAACTGCGACCAATCGGCGGTCGCAGCGGCATCGTCGGGAAGTCGCTCTTCGGGTTTAAGTTCCACGCTGTTTCCTTTTGTTGGGAGTTGCGTCGGTTGAAAATCAGGCAGCGGCCTCGGCTTCGCGGCCCGCCTCTTCGCGAACGCCGGCGCCGACCTGCTCGACGACCTTTGCCGCAACCGGCGACGCCGCCAGCTGCTCGGCCTCGGCCGCCTGCCGCTCGGATGCGCGCCGCTCGGCGACTTCCTCTTCGCCGGGGATCAGCATGCGCGGCACGCCGATCGCGCGGGCAAGGAAGCGCGCGGTCTTGTCTTTCTCGAGGCCGGTTGCGAGGAAGTCTTCGCCGAACGGTGCGGCCAGCGAAACGTAGTCGGCGATCGCCTGTACGTCTTCGAGGGCGGCCCCGCGTGCGAGCGGCGAGGTGGGTTTGATCGCGACCTCGCGGCCGTCCACATTGAGCTCCATCGGGATCTCGCCGGCTTTGTCGGCGATGTCCAAGAAGCGCTGCACGACCGGCACCTGCAGCTCGACGATCAGGCGGCCGAAGGGTGCCCCCGTATCCGTCTGCAGCTCTTTGATGCGCTGCACGATCTCGGTCGGGCTGCGCACGGGGCCGGTGTCGGGCGGCAAAGCCTTGTCGAAAAGATGCGTCTTGATCTGCATCTGCATCTTTTCGATCACGAGCTCGGCCACGTTGAAATTGCCCGAGACCGGCAACAGATCGAGCGAGCGGCCGCGGTTGCCCCCGTTCGAGCCCACGGGGATGATCGTGCCGGGCGCCAGCCGCACGGTCGCCGGATTGATCACGCCGTCGTCCACGGCCGTATAGACGCCCGCCACGGCGAGGCTCGCGTTTTTGAGGATCAGCTCCACGACCTTGTTCAGCGTTTTGATATCCGGCAGGGCCATCAAAAGCGGGCCGCGGCCTTCGACTTCGCCCGCCGCCTTCGTCCAGCGGAACGCAATGAAGGGCGACGTGCGGCTGGTCGAGGCCTGCACGCGATGCCCGCCTTTGCCGTCCTGGCTGCCGGCCATCACCACGTCGTTCCAAAACTTGTCGAGCTCGGCGTCGTAGTAGGCGCACACATGCAGCTCGTGCTCGTGGTCGGGATCGTTGACGCCCGCAACCCAGGCCGGGAACTCGCCCTTGGGGAACACGCGTTTGAGATCGCGCTGCTTCACTTTGCGCTTGTGGTAGTAGGCCTCGATCAGCCCGAACGGGCCTTCCTCGAACGCGACCGAAGCGCTTGGCAATGCCTGCACGCGGAAGAGTTTGCCGCCCGGCCGCTTCGTGGCCATGCGGCCGTTTTCGATCAACAGCACGCCGGTGCCGGCGGCGAGATCCTGCAAAGCTTCGTTGAGGGCCGTGTCGAAGCTGCTCTCGTGGATGAAGCGGAACAGCTTTTCGTTGCGGCGCTCGAGCTCTTGGTCGGTTTTCGCTTTCTGGTCTTCGGGGATGGCGCTGCCGGCCTCGAGCGTGCACCATTTGCGGTAGGGCGGAAACAGATCGGTCTGGATCCGGTTGGCGAAACGCAGCGTGCCGACGATCGCCGTGCTGTCGTAGGCCTGGAGATTGCGCTGGGCACCGGGCGCATGGCTGCTGATCGTGTCGCGGTCCGGCATCGCGTAGCGATACGCATCCTGCAGCAGCGACAGCATCGGCGCTTTGCGCTGCCATGCTTTCTCGGAACGTTTGAGCACGAGCTCGGGCTCGGGCGGTTCGGGTTTTCTGCGCGCCATGGCTTCACCCTCCCAGCTTGGTTTTGAGACCGCCGGCATCTTCCGACACGCCGAGCTCGCCGCCTTCGCCCACGAGCTGCACGCGGCCCGAGCCGCGCGATGTGGCGCGCGTGCGCGCGGCTTCCTGCGCGTCGAGATCGTCCTGCCGCTTTTTGGCGGCGTCCGCTTCGCGCTGCTGCGCTGCCTGCATGGATCCGTCGGGCTTTTGCCCGCCGCCCAAAACCATGCTCAAAACTTGACCGCCCATTTTCAATCTCCCTTTGCCGCGCGCGGTTCGAAGGCAAGCACCTGCGCGCCGCGCGCGCGCAGATGCCGGTAGAGTTGGAACGGCGTCACGATCCACCAGGCGCGCACGCCGAGCGCGTGCTTGGCGATCTCGACGCAGCTCAAAAACGGGCGCGCCGGCGCCGGGCTGCCGATGCGGCATTCGCCGACAAGGGCAAGGCCGCAATGCGCTTCGACCAGATCGGCCGCGACGCGGCACGGATCGTGCGGCGACCAGCGCACGGCGAACATGTCGTAGCCGGTGAGCAATTCGAGCGTGCCGCCGAAACGATCGTCGGCCACCAACAGCCACACATGGCGAAAGCCGGGCCGCGTGAAGCAATCGAACCAATGCGCATCGCCCGTATCGCCGAACACGACGATGGCCGGGCGCCGCAGCTTGAAAGGCTCGGGCTTTGCGGCGCGGGCTTTCATGTGGCGATCCAATCGGCCTTTTGCGCGGGCCGCGAAAACATGGCGCCGGTCGCACCCGCCTTCACGCGCTGCCGGTAGATCTCGGCCGCCTTGTCGATCGCGACCTGCACCGGATCCGGCGGCAGCAGCAGCTTCAGCAGATATTCGTCGTGGTGCGTCTTCACGACCTTCAGCTGCTCTTCGCGCGACAAGCGATCGAACTCGAGCCCGCGCGCGATGCCCGAGGGGATGCCGCCTTGGTCGGGATCCTGCCAGAACGGATTGCGCACCACGTGGCGGCCATCGCGGTTCCACCACGCGCGCGCGGTCTGCACGGCCTCGCGCGCCGAGATCCCCGACGGCAAACGCGCGTCGGGGTCGGCCAGGCGGAAAGTCTGTTCCCGTGCCATCGCGTTCAGTTCTTGCGCGGCGCGGTTGTGGCGGGTTGGCCTTTTTCGTCGGGCAAGGCCACCAGGATCGTGCCGCCCTTCGTGGGATCGGCCGCCCAGGCGCGACGCACGAGCACGTCGAGCAGATGCGACGGCGTGACGCCGTTCGCCCGCGCCACGTTGCGCAGCCAATCGGCGTGGCGCTCGAGCAGCGTGACCTCGAATTCGGTGCGCTCTTGGCCAGGGCCTTCGACGAAGTTCGGATCGGCATCGGGGCGCAGCGTCGAGGCGGCGACGGCGGCCGCCGGCGTAGCCGGGGCCGCCACCGCCGCCGGGATCTGTAGCCGCTCGAGCGCCTTTTGTACGCCCAAGGCGATCAGATCGTCGAGCGACTGATCGCGCGGCGGCGGGGCTTCCGGGGCCGATGCTTTGGCGACTTGCGCCGTGAGCGTTGCCGGGATCGTGACGTGCACGTCGTTTTTGTCTTCCATCTTTTTTCTCCACGTGGGTTGCTGCGGTTGGCGTTGGTTGGGGCGGTTGGGGTTCGGGCGTTTGGCCATGGGGCGGCTCCTAAACGATTTTGAAATCGGTGTTTGCTTGGAACACGGCGGTGGCGCCGCGGCGGTGCGCGTCGCGCAGATCGAGCTGCACGCGGCCCGAGCCGCCAAGAGCGCCGTATTGGTCGGCCTCGGCGACGTGGCTCCATTGGTTTTTTTCGACGCCTTCGTGGAACTCGGTTGACGAGCCCGCTTTGCGCCGGATGCGGTAGCCGCTGTTGTAGGCGCGCCGCAGCGTCTTGCAGCGCGGGCTCAAGATGAGGCCGGGCGCTTGGCCGTCGATCAGCCGCGTCATCGGCACGCGCACGGCTTCCTGGCGTTTCACCGGATCGTTCGTGGGTGCGGGGCGGAAGCGGATCTTCGTCACGTCGCTGACGATGTCGGCCCACGCACCCTCGCCGGTTTCGCTGTCGCCGTAGATCGCCGAGGGATCGCACCAGGCTTCGATTTCTTTGGGCCCGAAATTCGGATAGCGCTCGGCGAGCAGATGCACGATCGCCTGGCCGAAGCGGCTCGGCCCGGTGTTCTGGCCGGGATCCGTCACGAGCTCGTCGAGCACGCGCTGCTGGCCGTCGCGCAGATGCTGGCGCACGGTCAAAGCGGGCGTGCCGCCGGCATCGGCGCCTAAGATCAGCTTCACGCCGCGCACGGGTGCCAGATCGTGCGACGCCACGTGCACGAGATCGTTGAACTCGGGATAGACGGGCTTGCCTTCGCGTGAGGCGCCCCATTGGTTGTGAATGAAGCGGCGCACCCACCAGGCGGCCTCTCCGAGCTGGGCCGTGTAGTAGTCGGGCGGCAGGTTGTGGCGGTTCTCGGCTTGCGGATCCATGCCGCCGGGCTGGATGAACAACCGATTGCCGGGCGGCGGGTTTTCGACGAAGCGATCGTAGAACCAGCTGTCGGTGTCGGGCGCATTGAGATCGGCCCACACCATGCGTCGCAGCTGCTTTGGATCTACATGGCTTGCGTCGGGATAGCGGCCGACGCGGCTGAATAGATGCGTGAGCAGATCCGGGTGCAGCGTGTCGACTTCGTTGACGTAGGCAAAAGTTGCTTCAAGACCGCGGCAGAATTCTTCCACGTCCTGATTGCCGACGGCCGCGAACAGAACCTCGAGCTTGATACGCCCGCCGTCGCCAGGATGGGAAAGATCGAGCGCGTGCATGCTCGGCGCGTTGTCGCCGCCTTCCGTGAATTTGCCGACGGTGAGCGGGATCCGCTTGCGCCAGCTCTCGAGCACCGTGCGGCGCATGCGGCGATAGGTGTCGCGCAGCACGACCGCGCGCACGTAGCGGATACCGTCGATGCGGCTTGGCGGCACCTCGAGCGCGCAGCTGATCGTCTTCATCAGGCACGTGGTGGTCTTGGCGCTGCCGATCGGCCCCATGATCGCCGAGACCGGGCTGCGATCGGCGTAGAACGCGCGCGCGACCGGCCCCGGCGAATGGAACGCCAGCTGCAGCGTGTTGCCGCTCATGGCCGCACCCCCAGCCCAATCCCAGGCCCGGCCCCATGCCCTGGCCTCGCGCGGCCGCCCCTCGCCCGCGCTTCGGCGGCCGTTTCGATTTTCGCGAAAATTTGATCGTCGTTGGCCCGGCGGGGGGCGGGCATGCGGACTTCCGGGGGCACCCCCCCCTCGCGCTGGGCCTGGCGATCGCGGCGCTGCGGCGACGCGTTTGCGTCCGGCCCGGCTGATCCGCAATCAGCTGCGCGAAACAGGCAACCCATTGGGAAGGCAGCGCAATTGCCGATGTTCAAACGGGGCATATTCAAACTCGCCGTGCCGCTCATTCGCTATCCCCTTGATTTGCAACGATATCGAGCAGCGGCCCGGTCGCGGATCCCGACACGCCTGCGGCACCCGGTTCGCCCGGCGTTTCGAGGATCAGCTGGATCACGCCGCGGCTATCGACGTTGACGGCGAGCGGCTGTTTCTGGTGGACGTAGGGCGCCAGGTTCTTGGCCGCGTCGATCTGCAGCGCAAAGGCATCGGCCTTCGATGCGCCGAGCTCGGCCGCCAACAGCTCCACAGGCCGCGAGAACGTCTTGGCGAGGAACACGAGCGGCGACTGGTAGTTGGCGAGGATGTGGTCGGTCCAATCGCTCGTGCGCTTGTTCAAAGCGCCTGGCGGCCGTCCCGCCCCCCGCACCCTCGGCGCCTCGCTTTCGACATTCGCCGCCGGCTGGCCCCCGAGCAGATCGAGCTGCTCGAGCGGCAGCAGCGCGTCCTGGCCCTTCTGCAGCATGGCGCGCTGCACGGCCGACGACAGACCATCGGCGAGATCGCCGATCCCGTCGGCGAGCTGCGGCGGCACGGGCGCCGGCTTGTCCGTGTCAGCGGCCATATCCGCCCCCTATTTTATCGGCCCGGCAAAAACCTAACGGGGTGTAATGGGGTGTAATGCGAAGTGTTAGGCCTTTAAGCCATTGAATATGAATATGAATATCTCTATTTTTAGATAAACCTAACACCCTAACACCCCTTTGGCCCCCACACACGCGCGTGCGCGCGCGCGCATGCGCACGCAGGTGCGCGTATCCCCCTGTTAGACCCGTTAGGCTGTTAGGTGCTTGATATGAAAGCGTAATTCCATTACGCAAACCTAACGGCCCTAACACCCCGGCCTTGCCGCAGCGCTGATTATCTTCGTAAGTCGATAGGAACGCCCGCAACCCAGCCGCGAACTTCATGTTTGAACCCTTGGGGTTCGGGCACAGGGCACGGGTGCGGGCGAAAGAGCGGGTGCGGGTGCGGGCGGCCTGGAGCATTTCTGGGGATCCTGGGGTTTAGGGGGACGGACGGCCGGCGGCTGCGCCGCCGTCCGCCGACGCGTTTTCGCGCTCGAGCTTCCGCTCGATCGCAAGCTCGACGGGCAC